CTTGCGGGACTAAAAGTTTAAGGAGAACTATAATGTCACAATTACTCGAGTCACGCTGGTCGGAAACCAAAGAAGCTCTTTTAGAAGGTCTTCAAGGTAACAAGCGTTCAGTAATGGCAACTACTCTAGAGAATACCCGCAAGTATTTGGCAGAGAGTGCCACAGCTGGAGCTACATCCGCTGGCAACGTTGCAACCCTAAATCGTGTGATCCTTCCAGTGATCAGACGTGTACTGCCTACCGTTATTGCTAACGAATTAGTCGGCGTACAACCAATGACTGGCCCAGTTGGTCAAATACATACACTACGTGTTCGCTACAGTGATTCATTCACCGGCGCCACAGGTGACAGTACTACAGCTGGTGAAGAAGCACTAAGCCCATTCAAGATTGCTGAAGGCTATTCTGGTAATACCAACGGTGTAGCTGATGCAACAGCTGCCAAAGAAGGTGTTGCTGGTAATAGAATGAGCATTCAGATCTTGAAGCAAACAGTTGAAGCCAAGACACGTAAGTTGTCAGCTCGCTGGACTTTCGAAGCTGCTCAAGATGCACAAGCCCAACAAGGTATTGACATCGAAGCAGAAATCATGGCTGCTCTTGCACAAGAGATCACAGCTGAGATTGATCAAGAGATCATTGCATCTTTAACAACACTAGCTGGTACGCAAAACTTACAAGCCTACGATCAAGCTGCTGTTTCTGGTACTGCTACTTTCGTTGGTGATGAGCATGCTGCTTTAGCAGTTATGATCAACCGTGTTGCTAACACAATCGCCCAGCGTACACGTCGTGGCGCAGGTAACTGGGCAGTTGTAAGCCCAACAGCATTGACAATCCTACAATCTGCTACTACAAGCGCATTTGCTCGTACAACAGAAGGTACATTCGAAGCACCTACAAACACTAAGTTTGTTGGTACATTGAACAATGCTATGAAGATCTATGTTAACACATACAGCACATCCGACGACGTTCTTGTTGGATACAAAGGTTCAAGCGAGTCAGACGCAGCGGCATTCTATTGCCCTTACGTTCCTCTAATGAGCAGTGGTGTTGTACTTGACCCATCAACATTCGAACCAGTCGTATCATTCATGACACGTTATGGTTATGTTGAGTTGTCAAACACAGCTTCTTCTTTAGGTAATGCAGCTGACTACCTAGGTAAAGTTGGTCTAAGCACAACTTACGGAAACGTTAAGTTTAGCTAATCAACTTTACCTAGGTAGTCAGCTGCATTACCTAAAGAAGAAGCTGTATTTGATAACTCAACATAACCATAACGTGTCATGAATGATACGACTGGTTCGAATGTTGATGGATCTAAAACAACACCACTGCTCATCAATGGAATGTATGGGCAATAGAATGCTGCCGCATCAGACTCTGATGAACCTTTGTAACCGATCAATACGTCTGTACTGTCGTTTGCGTAGCTGTTTACATAGATCTTCATTGCTGAGTTCAATGTACCAACAAACTTAGTGTTTGTAGGAGCTTCGAATGTACCTTCTGTTGTACGAGCAAATGCGCTTGTAGTAGCAGATTGTAGAATGGTTAAAGCAAATGGACTTACTACTGCCCAGTTACCAGCACCACGACGTGTACGCTGAGCGATTAAGTTAGATACACGGTTGATTTGAACTGCCAATGCGGCATGCTCGTCACCAACGAATGTAGCTGTACCGCTAACGTTTGCTTGGTCATAAACTTCTGTTGCTGAACCAGCTAAACTTGCTAATGAAGCAAGAATTTCTTGGTCGATTTCAGCTGTGATTTCTTGTGCCAATGCAGCCATAACTTCAGCTTCGATATCAATACCTTGCTGAGCTTGAGCATCTTGTGCAGCTTCGAAAGTCCAACGAGCACTTAACTTACGTGTCTTGGCTTCAACAGTCTGTTTCAAGATCTGAATTGACATACGCTTACCTGCAGCACCTTCAAGAGTTGCTGTAGAAGCGGCTTTCGCTGGATCTGCGTTGTTACCTGAGTAACTTTCAGCAATTTTGAATGGGCTTAGAGCCTCTTCACCAGCTACAACGCCATTGCCATTGTCTGCGTAACGAACACGTAGAGTATGGATTTGGCCAACTGGTCCAGTCATTGGTTGTACACCAACTAACTCGTTAGCGATAACGGTTGGCATAACGCGACGGATTACTGGAAGAATCACGCGATTTAGTGTTGCGACGTTGCCGGCAGAAGTGGCACCAGCAGTTGGGGATTCCATCAAATACTTGCGAGTATTGTCAAGTGTAACACCCATTACTGATTTTTTAGTGCCTGATAAGCCTTCTAATAGGGCTTCTTTAGTTTCTGCCCAACGGCCATTAAGTAGTTCTGACATTTAATTTCTCCTTAAAATTTTAGTCCAGCTAGGCGACGGATATCAACGATATTGTTGTCTACCTCGCTGCTACGGTTGCTGTTGGAAACTTTGTTTCCGGTAATTTCTTTAGCCTCTACTAGTGCCTGTTTCTTCTGCGGAGCTTTACCACCAGAAATAACTGATGGAAGATACTTCTCAAAACTTTCGTTAAGTTTAGTAGTCTTTACACTCTCCATTAATTCACCCATGATATCACGTTGCTCTGTGTTTAGAGGAGCAAGTAATTCACTCATGATTTGTTTTCTTGTCTGTGCTTCTTTCAAAGACACAATTTCTGCTTGTTTACTTTCTACTAGAGCAACAGCGTCTGCGGCAGCTTGCGCGGCTTCAGCAATTGCTAACTCTTTCATGTCTATGACCTTGAGTAATTTTGCAGTTTCTGATTTCTCAGAAAGGTAACTAGTTTGATATTCAGAAGCAAAAGCTTCGAATAACTTACGACCGAAGTCGTTTCTACGAGCGGCATCAATGTCTTCTTTCAATGATGATAGTTCAGCGTTTAGGCTTTCACTAACAACACGATCAACCATTCCTGCTGCACGTTCTACAAACTGGTGTTTAACTTTCTTAAGTTGTTCGCGACCTTCACGAACTAAACGAACTTTGGTGTGAGCCAAGTCTTGTTTGTCTTTGTAAAATTCTGTAATTTCTTGAGCAAGAGCTTCTACTACGAATTGTTCTAATTTACCAAACTTGCTAGCCATTGCCTTTTGATCTTCATGTAACTCAGATACTTCAGAAGCTAGTTGACGTGTTACGAATTGCTTCATAACTGCGCTTTCTGTCTTCATCTTCTTAGCATACTTGACTTTCATTTCGGCTAATTGCTTGCGGTCGTCAGCAAATTCAACAAGTTCACTAGCTAATTGGTCTGTGATCATGCGATCAACAGCTTCAATCATAGTGTTCTTGTCATGCTCGTACTTCTGAGCAAATTCTTCGCGTAATTGAACAGCCACTTGTTCACGAGCTTCGTTGATACGACCCTCGAAAGCGGTTTCAATTGACTCTTTGATCTCTTCTGAAATCACATTGTTCTCAAATAACGATTTTAGTGCATCCAACATGTGATTCTCCTTATTATTGGAGTTTGCTTATTATATTTAATAAGCTCTCTTTGAGATATTTCTGTGCCTTAGGATCACCTTTCACCTCTTGCGCTATGCGTAAGGCATTTAATCCACCGCGACTATTCATCAGGTGTTCATAAATTGGTGTTGGGTATGCGCCAGGCGCACTGGGTTGAGCTACCATATCTACTGTGATAATCTCAAAATCCGATACTTCACCGGAGCCGTCATCTTTGACGTTTCCGGATCCGCGACTGCTAACTCCTAATTTCACTCCGCTTTCCAGCATTGTGCGAATTAGTTGTCCCATTGGGGTAGGAAGTATTTTCAACTTCCCGTAACCGTTAGGGCCGTCCATCCACATATTTGTTATCATGTGGCTGACTCGGTCCAGGTTAATTTTTAGATCATCTGGATGATCTACTTCTCCGAGAACTGAATAACCGTTTTGAATCTGATCGTTTAGGGTTTTGACAGCCTTGCCAATCTCATTCACAGGGTAGACACGCTGGTTAGCGTTACGTATACCGCCCTGGATACAAATCCCGGACATGTATAAGCTCTTCCCGTCTTTGTCATCAGACTCAACGATCATTTTTGCTTCGTTGAAACTGAGATTCTCTCGGAGATATAACATATTTTTCAATGTCATCTTCTAATTAATTGCGCCCGCCAATAAGACTTCTCTTATCAACGCCGCCTACTTCGCCCTTACCTTTTTTCTCAGCACCATGACCTGGTTCACTTTTCTTGAACGCTGTCTTGCC